TAATGCCTCGGATGCGAACTCTTGAGATTGAGGTCAATATCAAAAACCTCAAGAGTGACGGTGTTGCTGGTTGGTGTTACGAAGGTGATGGTAATCGGGACTTCTATATTGATGTTGATAAAAGTCTTACCGGTGCAGAGCTGTTATGCACTGTGTGCCATGAGATGGTGCATGTCTGGCAGAGCGCCACTCGCAAGATGAAGGACACGACTTTTGGTCGTAAAATGTATATGGGTAAGGTCTATGATGAGACTACTGCATATGAGGATGAGCCTTGGGAGATTGAGGCGTATGCCATGCAGGGTGATCTGTTGAAAAAATTTGGTGAGGAGTATATGGTATGAATGCTCTTGAAGCAGCAATCATTGGGTTACTGATTGTAATACCGCAACCCGCAGCAAAAACAATTATGCCGGACATGCCTGACAGGTCAGCCGAGTGCTTGGCCCTTAACATGTATCATGAGGCAAGAGGTCAGGGTATTGCAGGGGAACTTGCAGTTACTGCGGTTGTATTGAACCGTGTTAATGATAAAAGATATCCTAATACCATCTGTGAAGTGGTGGAGCAAGGCCCAACACGAGTATCACAGAAATCTCCTAACGTGACCTATCCAATTAAAAACAAGTGTCAATTTAGTTGGTATTGTGATGGTAAGAGTGATATACCAACTAATAAGAAGATATATAATAGGATGCTTACTCTTGCAAAAGCAATTCTTAGTGATAAGTTTCATTTTGTAGATATTACTGAAGGTGCAACGCATTATCATGCTAACTATGTTTTGCCGTATTGGGCAAAAACGAAAACGAAAACTGTAGTGATACAGGATCATATTTTTTATAGGTGGGAGAAATAAATGCCAACTAATTTTGAGAATGTCAAACTTTTCATGAATACCTTTGATCAAGAAGTCAAAAAATCACCAAAACTACCTTCTGAAGAGGTAGTAGATTTGCGTCTAGACTTGATTGAGGAAGAGCTTCAAGAACTAACAGATGCTTCATATAATGAAGATATGGTTGAAATTGCAGATGCTTTAACTGATATTCTATATGTCACTTATGGTATGGGTGCTGCTTTAGGTATTGACCTTGATAAATGTTTTGAGGAAGTACAGCGTTCAAATATGAGCAAACTAGGTGCCGATGGCAAACCTATCTATCGTGAAGATGGCAAGGTGATGAAGGGTCCAAATTATTCACCGCCAAATTTACAAAGGATGGTAATGCCCGGACATATTAAGTGAGTCACTTTAGGTTTATCGAGAAGGACATTGATGTAAGTTCCATCCTTGCTGATATCAAGGATGAGGATTGGGCAATAGCAGGATCACTAAAAGGTGCTGCTGGAGATACGAAACCATATGGATTTCTACCTCTCACAATGGCCGCAGTAAAGAGTGCTGATGATGATCCTAAGAAGACTGAGCTGCAACAGAACACTCCTATGTACTATCGTTATTCCGGTATCAGAAAGTGGTTGAAGACTTATAAACTTCATAGGCATTCACGAGCAGCATTCTTTAGATTGAAGCCAGGAGAGTCATTGGGACGCCACATCGATGAGGGTGAATATTATCTAACACGAGATAGATACCATCTATCGTTACAGGGTACATATCTGTATACGGTTGAAGATGAATCTCATCAGATTGCACCAGGCACATTTTTCTGGTTTGACAATAAGAGAGTTCATGAATCGTATAACAATGGTGATGTTGATCGTTTGACCTTTGTTTGGGATGTTCCCAAAGGTAGGAAAAATCCGTGACTGATAATGTAGTTTCTCTGACAGAGCTGATTGAATCTAGACTCAAGAAGCAACAGGAAATTGATTATTATCAAGAGACTCTAATAAGACTGCAAAGGAAAATTGGCGAGTTGAATAAAGAGGTTGATATTACCACCTTGATTATTGATATGATTGAGTCTGAAAGGGTCTTGACAATTGATGAGAAAAGGGGTAAGATGTTATTGTTGGATGAAACAAGGAAAGAAGAATGAACGCTGTTATGGATACTCTTGAGGAAATGCAATGAACAAACAACTTGAGAATAAAATTAATCGGTGGTATGATACAAGTGTTGGGACTAGAGTGTGGCTTGCAAAACATTGGTATAGGTATATAACGTATGGGTGTCCCAATTGTTATCACCCTACAGGAAACTGTGGTTGTAATTCTAGTATAAACGAACCAAAAGGTTTTGCTGAAATAGCAGAATATACATACGACAATTATGGAGAACACTGGAAAAACCAATGAACATATTCTATCTAGACCGTGACCCTGTGATTGCTGCACAGATGATGTGTGATAAGCATGTGGTCAAGATGATCCTAGAAAGCGCACAGATGCTCTCTACAGCGCATCGTGTTCTTGACGGGGATGAGTGTGCGGATCGTAGGGGTCTGTATAAACTGGCGCATAAGAACCATCCTAGCACTATCTGGGTTCGTTCCAGTTTGGAAAATTACACATGGTTGTATGATCACATGGTTGCTCTCATGGTAGAGTATACTTATCGGTATGGCAAACACCATGCTACAGAACGGTTGCTTGCACCATTGTTTAAGTCTCCCAAGAATATGAATTTTGAAACATTCTTTTCTGATCCACCTCAGTGTATGCCCGAAGAGTGCAAAGGTGATGACACTGTGATTGCTTATCAGAAATACTATATAGTAGAGAAATCAGGGTTTGCAAAGTGGAAAACCCGAGCTGCACCAGAGTGGTTTAATGCATAAACAATTGGAGTTGAATTTATAATGCCGACATATATATTTTATGACCGTAATACAAAAAAAGAATGGAATGAGATGATGTCTAATTCTGAACGTGTGCAATTCTTGGAGAATAATCCTCATATCAATCAAGTTCCCGGTGGTTTTGCCTATGTGGGAGATCATATCATGGGTGTTGGCCCAAAACAGGATGGTGGTATGACAGAGAACCTTCAACGCATTGCTGCTTCACATCCCGGCTCTGCCCTTGCAGATCGTTACGGTGGCGAACCCACCAAACAGCAAAAAACTCGTAGTGTTCTCAAAAAACACGGTGTAATATAGTATAAATATAATCGATGCAGGCGAGATATCAAACTTCAGCAAGGGACGCATAATGTCTACGCAAGCTGGGAAGTCACTCCGCCCATGCATCAGAGGGGGGTCTGCGTTTGGAGGCCCCCCTCTTATTCCAAGGATATACAATGTCAAGCACTAAAAAGAACAAAGAAATTAATCAAAGTAGTTTAATAACAATCAAACCTATCACAGAAAATCAAAAGATAGTGTTTGAGTCGTTTAAGAATGCAAAGAACCAATTTTTATTTGGTGCTGCGGGCACTGGCAAAACATTTAGTGCGCTGTATCTTGCAATGCAGGCAGTTATGGATTTAAAAACCAAATATGAGAAGGTAATTCTTGTTCGATCCCTTATTCCTACACGGGAAATTGGTTTCCTGCCGGGTGATGAGGAAGATAAGGCTGCACTATATCAGATTCCATATCAGAATATGTTACAGTTTATGTTTGAGCAACCTAACGAGCAATCATTCAATAATTTATATGACCGTCTCAAGGGCCAAGGTACACTCTACTTTCTATCAACTTCTTTTCTAAGAGGATTGACATTTGATAACGCAATCATTATAGTAGATGAATGTCAAAACCTAAACTTCCATGAGCTGGATACAATTATCACTCGTGTTGGCCAGGACTCAAAAATTATGTTCTGTGGAGATTTTGATCAAAGTGATTTGCAAAGAACAAATGAGAAAAATGGTTTACATAGTTTTCTTCGAATCTTAGAACAGATGGACGAATTTAACTGCACGGAATTTACTGTCGGTGATATTGTACGGAGTGGCTTTGTCCGGTCTTATCTTATCAATAAAATTAAACTAGGAATAGGAATGGAATAATGAATTTACAAGTAAGGATTCTTGTGTTAACATAATGTTTAATCATGTAGGAGTAGAGTTGCAGCCTATAAAGGCAACAAACCAAAATGGTGTTCGTCTATACACAACACCAGAGGGTAATAAGTACCCATCAATCACAACAGTCCTATCAGTTCGTAATAAGAAAGGTCTGATGGAATGGCGTAAAAGAGTGGGTAATGAAGTTGCCAACCATGTAGCACGAACTGCTGCAAATCGTGGCACTAAGGTTCACCATATGTGTGAAGATTACCTCAACAATATGGAGTCTAATTTTCCCAAGGAGTGGGAAAAACATAAGAAGAATTTTCTTCCATATTGTCTTTTTAGTCAATTAAAATCTGTTCTTGGTAATATAGATAACATATATGCACAAGAAGCAGGGTTGTATAGTGATAAATATAAAGTAGCGGGCAGGGTTGATTGTATTGCAGAGTACAATGGTGTGCCGTCGATTATCGACTTCAAAACATCAACCAAAGAACGTAAAGATGAGTGGAATGAAAACTACTACATTCAAGGTTCTGCATATGCAGAGATGTTCGGAGAAAGAACTGGTATTGAAATTTCCCAAGTGGTTATTTTAGTTGTTACCGAAGATGGAACTGTGCAGGAGTTTATAGAAGATAAACACTCGTATCTTGATGTTCTCACAGAAACCGTTACGAAATGGAGAGAGAAAAATGACATTCAAGATTACGTTCCTAGCAATAATGATTTGCTGCTTGTTCCCAACAGTAGGTAATGCACAATTAACACCTGTGAATAAAGTTGTTGCCTGTGGCAATTCTACTTTTGTGTTAAATGCTATTAAGAAATATGAGGAAAATCCTGTGATGACGTTTAGCAATGCTCAAACGGGTTTGCAAACCATAGTGTTTATCAACAAAGAAACAGGTTCAGCAACCATTACAGAGTCGTCAAGTGACGGTAGTTTTATGTGTATTATTAGTAGTGGCACCAAAGAGTGGGCACAAAAAACTTCTTTAGGGGGTTGACATTGTTCTTTTTGTGTGGTATAAATAACATACAATTCAAGGATGATCAACATGGCTGAAGAAAAAGAAGATGACTACGACCCTGATGGAAAGTTTGGTGGCACATACGATTGGAACCTTGCTGCCCTAATAACTAAAGCCATCAAGGACGGCGATATTGAAATTGATAAGCCGGTTGACCCATCAAAGGAAGACTGATATGGAACAGCTAATCGTGAGGGTTCAAGATGAAGAACCCTCTAGTACGAAAAGTAAGTAAATGGATGCTTAGAGCATATATTCTTTGGAGTATTTGTGCTGATATCACTTTACTTAGTGGAATTATATATCTGGTCTTTTGGGGATAGATATATACAGATGTAACGATGAAGGAAGTTGAAAACTGTAATGGACTCCGGGGCAGTACCGGACGCCTCCACCATAAGGATACTAAAAGGTGAAGGTTTTAGAGATTAGTGTCTTTATGATGGGGGCGATAATAGGTTTCGACATGCAGACAATAGATGACTGGAGTTACCGATTGGTCACGTTATGACTATATAAACTAAATGCAAACGATAACGCATTTATGGGAGATTACGCTCTAGCAGCATAATCTTTCGGGGTTCGGTGGGTTCCTAGCAACAGAATACCCATCACTTTATTAACAAAGGGTATTGACAAAAAGATAATAACCTGATATACTATGTATACAATGTCACTAACGAATGATGTCAATTGACATCCAAACAAATTAATTAAGGAGACTAAATAAATGAGGGCACTAATCATTGGAGCTGCACTTGCAGTTAGTATTTCTACGGTTGCAATGGCAGAAGAAAAGGCAGAAAATAAGACACTTGTTCCTAATTTGTCAGCAGTAGATTTTACTTTTATGACCGACACTGAATATAATGTGACGAATGAAACGGTGTTCACAGATTTTGGTGTTACTGCTGAAATGAAAGGTATTGATTTATCACTCACTCCACAATTCAGTTGGGATGATCAAGAGATTTCTAATGTTGAATTTGCAGCAGGATATACATTTAATGTAAATGATTCTTTTGGTATTAGGCCTTATGGAGAATTTAATCTTGATAAGGATTTTAATGTTGGAGATAAAATTGTTGGTGTGAAAACAACATACAATTTCTGAAACTAAAAGGTTATAGGGGGTTCCTTTTAAAAACCCCCATTTATAAATGGAGTATATATGTCATTAAGCACATTAAAAGCTTTTTCAATGGAAATTGAAAAGCTTGCAATAGACAAGAACATCACACATATGGATGCAGTTCTTGATTATTGTCACCGACAAAATATTGAGCCTGATACTGTGGGGCGTCTGATTTCCAAGAGTCTCAAAGAGAAGATTGAAGCAAACGCACGGGAACTAAACTTTCTCCCTCGACAGGCACAGCTTCCTATATGAAACATCTCAAGGAAAACAACACTAACAACTACAATTTGTTGTTATTCTATTTTATGCACCTTGCTCATGCGTGGGTGATGGCTATTGTTCTAATTATTCACGGGGTAATTCCCTGCATTCTAACTGATTGGGTATCGAAGCGTATCTGTAATGGAACCGATTGACGTTTATCTAATGTACTGTGCTATGAAGGCACACTTTGGTAGGGGGAATTATGACTTTGTAACATACAAGGGTAAGACTCGTATCAAACGTGATACATTTTATAAACGTAAGGACAGGTCGTTCTTTGTAAAGCTATCACGCAAGTACAAGACAGAACAAGAAATTCAAAACTACTTTGTATCAAATTTCATCAAAGACAAGAAGGGGTATATTGCCAACTTCAATGATGAGAACTATGAATCGTGGAAGTTGAAACGTCAGGGTTTCTTTGATCTGTTTGAGGTAGAGATGAAACCTCTTGTAGAAGCGTTTGAGGATTTGTTCGTAGTAAACGATGGACAACACCCTAAATTAATGAGAGAGTTTCTAGGTGGTCGAGTCTCTCTAGAGACAGTGATCATATTAGATGAACTGGTCAACTTTGGGCCTGATTGGGATAAAGCATTAGAGGATGATATTATATGGAATGATTTAAATAATCTCATAGATAATTACGAAAGGTTCTTGACAATTGATCAAGAACAGTATAAGATAAGACTATTAAAACTCATAGAGGAGTCCATTTGATGGAACGAGTAGAAGGGTTCTTTGAGGCACGGTGCCGGGAACTAGAAAACCAAATCAAAGCATTGCAGTTTGAGAATGCTGAGATGTCAGTGAAAACTGGCGAACTGTCGGAGCGAGTTATTACTCTTGCTAATCGTCAACCCACTTGGCCAAAGGGTTATAAACCTCAACGCCGGGTAACCACTAACAAATAAATGATGTGCCGCTATAGCTCAGTTGGTAGAGCAGGAGTTTTGTAAACTTCAGGTCCGGGGTTCAAATCCTCGTGGCGGCACCATTTATTGGAGATATTATGAAAGTAAGATTGATTTCACATTCTACACCAGATAATATTATTGGTGTGGATGATGCACAGGAGCTTATTGCATATTGTGCTAGAGTATCTAATCCTAATAATCAGAACAATAAGGATACCAGTGAAAAACTAATCAAATATCTGATTAAACACAATCACTGGTCGCCCCTAGAAATGGTTAGCGCATGTATTGAAATTGAGACTACTAGAGATATCGCAAGGCAAATCCTGCGGCATCGTTCATTCTCGTTTCAAGAGTTTAGCCAACGATACGCCGATCCTACTCAGGACTTAGCTTTTGAGACTAGGGATGCACGTTTGCAAGACCCTAAGAACAGGCAAAACAGCATTAAGTTGAGTGAGGAAGATCGTCGTCTTAATGAAGATTTTCGTATGAGACAGATGCTGGTTTGTAGACAAGCACGGGAGACATACGAGTGGGCGATTGAGAACGGTATTGCCAAGGAACAGGCTCGTGCAGTGCTACCAGAGGGTATGACTGTATCACGCTTGTATATGAATGGCACACTGCGATCATGGGTACATTATATCGATCTACGAAGTGCAAATGGTACACAGCTAGAACATCAAGAGATTGCGATTGCGTGTGCATATGAGATTGCAAAGATTTTTCCTATCATGACGGATATCAGCGTTGTCTAAAGCAGTCGTAATCGGCAATGGTGAGTCACGCAAGTGGTTCAGTGATAAACAGTATGAGGTGAATGCTGTCACATGGGGTTGTAATGCAATCTATCGTGATGTGATGGTAGACAACCTTGTAGCAGTTGATTATGGTATGCAGCAAGAAATCTATGAAACATCTTTCTACAAGGATAATCAGTGTTGGTTTGCAAACTGGTCACGTCTTCCTGCTGAAGTTGCTGATGTTTTGTTTATGGGATATGATATTCCAAAGGAGTTTATACATAGGAGCAAGATTAAGAAAGAACATTGTGTAGTGTCGGGGAAAGACCCTTCTTCATTACAGGATAAGATTTCTGCTGCAATTGATCAGAATCCAAGCTTGGATATGAAAGACCTTCGTATGAAAATGGAGAAGGATGTGGGTGTCTGGATTACTTATGTGGATGAGGAAGATTCTATAAATACGATTGACTTTCCTGTTGGATGGTCAGCAGGTAACACTGCATTGCACCTTGCATGTCAGCAGGGCGCAACAGAAGTTTATATCATGGGGTTTGACCTATCATCATGTGATGAGCCGTTGAACAACGTGTATAAAGGGACAGATAATTATCTGTCAAGTGATGCAAGAGGTTTCAATTCAGTGAATTGGCAGAACCAAATGCAAACTGTTTTTAGAGAGTTCAAGGATGTACAGTTTTCTTGGGTAGATGCCACAGAGGAATTTGTTCAAGAAAATAATCTAAGTTACTTGACAAAAGCAGAGTTTTGTGATACATTAGTTAAACTATAAACATACGAAAACATATATTACATAAGGAGAATACATATGTCGTTAAGTACACTCAAGAAGTCTAATTCTTTGGACAAGCTGCTTGGTGCAGTTCAAGCAGACGGTGGTGGTGGAGAAAAGAAGTCCTATGTGGATGATCGTCTCTGGAAGCCAGTAATGGATAAGAGTGGTAATGGTTATGCCGTTATTCGTTTCCTTCCTGCCGTTGAGGGTGAGGATATGCCTTGGGCAAAGGTATGGAACCACGCTTTTCAAGGTCCAACAGGTCAATGGTATATTGAGAACTCTCTCACTACCGTTGGTCAGAATGATCCTGTGTCTGAAATGAACTCTGCATACTGGAACTCTGGTGTTGAGTCAGATAAGGAGATTGCTCGTCGTCAGAAGCGTAAGTTGCAGTATTTCGCCAACATCTATGTTGTTGAAGACCCTGCTAATCCTCAGAATGAGGGTAAGGTTATGCTCTATCGCTTTGGTAAGAAAATCTTTGACAAGTGCATGGAATCAATGCAACCTGCGTTTAAGGATGAGACTGCGGTCAATCCTTTTGACTTCTGGGAAGGTGCGAACTTCAAGTTGAAGCTTCGTAAGGTAGAAGGTTATTGGAACTACGATAAGTCAGAGTTCGAATCACCATCTGCTCTTTTTGATAATGATGATGAGTTGGAAGAGGTGTGGAAGAAGGAGTATCCTCTATCAGAGTTTACTGCTCCAACTAACTTCAAGTCCTATGATGAACTCAAGAAGCGTTTGGATATGGTTCTTGCAGGGACTACCACAGTGGGGAGTGCTGCTGCGGTTATGGAAGACGAACCTTGGGTTGCACCAAAGGTGGATACGAAACCTACTCCAGCGCCTAATATTGATAATGATGATGAAGGGGATAGTCTGTCCTACTTTGAAAAGTTGGCACAAGAGTAAGAGAAAGGGGGGAACCAAAGTTCCCCCCTTTTTTAATATGCCATGCCACGGTTTAACTCAACATTTCTCGTAAGGACTTGGTTGTACTTTCCTTCGTAGCTATTCTTGACGTTTGTGTATTGGTTGGCTTGTATAGGAGCAACAATGGGACTATCAAAATTGCCAGCTCCTGTAGTTTCTGCACCCCTCTTACTTGCCTCAGCTGCAGCCGTAGCTCTTGATAAATCCAGAGCTACGAGGCTTCCTTCAATGCCAATTGAAGCAGCAGTGCCAGCGACTGGTACTACGCTAGCAATACCACTAGCTATTTCTAATCCTGCTCCAATAAAATCGCCACCTAATGCTCTCTTTGTGCCGAAAAACAACCCGGAAATTAGTCCTGCTACGGGGAAAGCTTTCAACGCCCCCTTTGCTAGGGATTTACCGGCCGCACCTGCAATTTTTGCGCTAGATGATACTGTTTTTGCAGCCTTCAATATACCCGTATTACTGACCGCACTTGATGTACTTCGTCTTAAAGCCATATCTTGTACGCTTCTTTGCGTTGCTTTTTCTGCAGCTCCCCTAGCAAGTCTTGCAGCAAGTGCTTTAGATGCACTATTTGATAACGCACTTGATGTACTTCGTCTTAAAGCCATTTCTCTTAGGTTTCTTTGCGTTGCTTTCATTGCATCTGCCGCAGCAAGTGCTTTCTCTGCAACTAATTTCTTGGCGGCAGCTGCCGGGGCGGCCACCTTTTTCTTGGCGGCCTCTGCAACTCTCGCCGCTTGTTGTGTAATTAATGTAGGTTTTTGTTTTAGTAAAGCTTTGCGTTGCTCTATAACTCTTTGGCTTACTGCTTGTCTTTGTGCCTTTTCTGCTTGTTGGACTCTTTTAATTCTATCAGCTTCTGCTTGTCTGGCAAGTCTTTCTTGTTTTTGAACTTCTTTAAGTCTATTAGCTTCTGCCAGTTTCGCAGCTCTTCTTACTGCTTGTCTTTGTGCCTTTTCTGCTTGTTGGACTCTTTTAATTCTATCAGCTTCTGCCCGTTTAGCAGCTTCGAGACGTTGACGCTGCTCTTTAGCTCTTTGCTTTACTTCTTTCGCCTTCGCCGCTCTTTGTGCCTTTTCAGCATCTCTTTGTGACTTCGAAACGCCTTCAGGTATTGCCGCCTTGGTGGAGCCCGTTAAAAAATTATATGCTGCAAACAACGCACCCACAGCAGCTGTTAATGGACCAAATATCAAAGCCAGTTTTGCAACAGTCATTAATGCGCCAACACTCAGCACACCCGCAACAATCAGGCCTATACCAGTTTTGTCACCAAATAATTCTTTAAATCCCTTTATGAGGCCGCCTTCTTCACCAAAGAATGCCTCATAAAATCCTTTTAATTTTGGAATGAGAGTTCCAGAAATATACTTTGTTATTTTCTTGAAGGTGTCACTTTGCAGAAATTTACCAAGAGCAATCATCATTGCACCAATAGCAAGAGTAGAAAGAAGCGCCATACCACCTAACGCAGCGGTCTTCAACCCCTTCTTACCCATCTCAAATAGACCACCAATTCCAGCAGCAATCTTATCTAGACGGGAACCATTCTTCTTTGCATCTGCTCTTGCTTCTTCTCTCATTTCTTTTTTAGCAGCAGGAGATGTTGCGTTTTTAATGCGTTGTGCGTAATCTGCCTTTCTTGCCTCATAACTTAATTTTTGAAACTCTTTATTGTCCTCTGCAATTTTACCATTTTCTTCTAATTCTTTTTTAAGAGCTATTGCCTGACCAGCAGATGTTTTACTCAATTCCTCTTCTTTTCTTGCAGATTCCCTTCTATCCTCATTCATTCTTTCCAGTTTTTTCACATTGTCTTTATGTTCTCTGGTCCTTTTGTCTTTGGAATTACGAACTTCATCACGCAAGTCAGTTAACTCACGGCTCTGGCTTAGCTTTGAGTCTGCTGCAGCTCTCTCGTTAGACCTTTGCAATTCTTCAATTGCTTTTGGAAATCTTGATGCAATTTCTTCTAAACTGGCCATGATTTACTCCTTACTTCTTTTTCGTAAGTGCTTGTGCGCCAAAGAACGCTGCAACGATACCGGCAACTGCGATGAAATACACACCAGCCATGTCACCAAGAATCTTGGCTGCCTGTTCCATATTGAAAACTATTGCAAGGACTACGATAATAGGATACAACAACATACCACCAAGAGAGTACCATGCCATTGTGCGTTGTGCGTCACGCATTGCGTCTGCATCCTCAAGTTCCTTACGTTTGAACTCCAGATACATTTGTTGTTCATCAGGACTAACCTTACCATCACCATTCGTATCTGCTGGATGGTGGCCTGATGCTTTAATTTCTTCCTCGCCCATTTGATTAACTCCTATTTTTTCTTTCTTGTTTATCGTACTCCGCTTTCTCATCCTCCAAATGTTGTATCAATAAGCCAGAGTATATTTCTCTCTCCCACGGCACCATATTCTCCAATTCAGTTAAACTCCAATTATGATGCTGTATCAATGCAAAATTTTGTTTATAATAATTTTCCACAGAGTCGTGAGACAGCCCTATTCTAAAAAACTTTCAAGACCCTCTAATAATACTTCTCCCTTTACCTTTGTTTTCGGATTAACAACATCAACAACATGTCGTAATTTAGGCATAGTTTCAAAAAAATTCATTACATTTTCTAACTGTTCTGTGTTAAATGAATCAATAAATTCTGTAATTTCATCTTGTGTCATATCAATTCTATTAATTGTTTCCTCTCCACTGATAACACTTTCGATGCATTCATAAACCATAATCATAGACTGTTCAAATTCACCAAAATTTTCATTTAAACCTTGAAGGTCTTTTAACCTTGGATATCTTAATTTTAGTTTGATATTTTCTGTAATGACAACTTCCTGTGTGTGTTCTACACTACGTTGTACAGCAATTTCCTCTAAGTTAACTTCAATCCCAACTATAGTTTCGTCGTCATCTGGGCAAATAACATCAAGTTTTATTTTAGCACCAGCAGATTTTGCTCTTAATTGTAAAAACACATATTCAACATCAAACATTGGTGCAGTATTAGCATTCACAACACCAAAGGTGCAATTTGATATTAGTGTTGCCATAGCATCAGCAATTTGTTTTTCATCTTCTGATTCTTGAGCAATCATTAAAATCTTTTGTTCTTTGACTAAGAATGGTCGATATTTAATTTTCTCCTGTGTTGATGGTAATGTTAGCCTATATTCTGAGGCTTGTAATTTGGGTAATGCCATAATTTATCATCCTTTATCATAATCTGCTCAACACCTTTGGTATGTTCGCATTAATTGTTCGTTCTGCACCTGTGATTACTGTATCAAGAACCTTTTCCATAATGTTGGGTGGTTGGTTATTAATATCAAGAGTTTCCCAATATTTATATTGCATAGTAATAGGTATCTTTATAATGTCACTTGCTGGACCTCCATCTAAACTTGATGGGCCAATCTCTTTTGGAAAACACTCCATGAGTTTAATTCCATAACGTCTAGTGTTTTTTTGATCAAGAACATAGATTTCAATTTCTTTAATATAATCTCTATAATACTTAACATTCCATGTTCCTCTGTCCCATGCCATTTCTTGCCAACTCTCAAAGAATACTCTTTCCTCTAGGTCACTACTTGCTTGAAAAGTCATAGAGAGTGTGCCGCCAAATGTGATACCGTCAACGATCTCTGGTGCAATACCATACATGTTAGAATCTGGTGATGTATTGAGCGCTCGGCCGGGCAAATCAAGAGATTCACATCGCAGAGAAATCTTTCTAGAATCTCCTTCTCCGGGGGATATGATAACAACATCATAATGACTTGGAAGTGCATAGCCATTGTCACTATGAAACTCTGATAGAAAATTGTTTAATACGCCAAATGCAGTGGATTCTGCAAAATTTGCTAGTGTTGCCATTAGATCATTGCCCTCGAATCTTTCCATACCTCTGATGCAGATGACTTTTTAAACCTCTGCACAGGTAGTAGAGTTGCAATCGTAAATTCGTCTGCATCAATCCTACGAAACTGTGACTTGGTTTGTCCAGCAAGGTATTTGTGTATGGTTGGTTTGATGAGTTTCACGTTCTTTAGTTTTTGATAATCAACAATAAGTTTTGTTGATTCATCAAATGCGGTATTGTTTGAATAATCCACTAAACGATCCAATAACTTAATTCTTAGTGGAATGGGTAGGTAATGCAAGTTGATACCGAGAAACCCATCTGAATACATTTCTAGTGGTAATACCAATGGAAACGTGTCATAGTATGGCAGTTTCTTCTTGAACTTGGGATCATACATAAACATATTCAATCTACCATAGAATGGTTTGTTGTTTCTCTTACCATCTCTTATAAGATCAAGTGTGCCGGGTGTACCGAATTCTTTAATTTTTTCTTTATACCATGCAGTTGACTTTGGACGACCTCTCGCCTCATCTTTAACTGCTTGCATATATTTACTAGGAGCTCTTGCCATATACCTATTTATACGAAATACCCAGATGATCTTCAGTTAAAATCTTGAATTCCATACCATTATCTGCACACCATTCTGTAGCATATCTCCACTTTGCATCATTTACACTATAAGTCACAATCTCATTCATCCATCGTCTAGTGCGTCTTTTGGGTTCCTTGGGTGGTTTGCACTGCACCTTGGGTTTCACCTCTATAACCATCTTCTTGATTCCACCATCAGCCTGTTTGACCTTGATGTAGAAATCTGGGAAATATCTGTGCATACGCCCATCCTTGGGTGATAAATAGGGTATAATGATCTCTTCACTACCCCATTCAATTATGGAAATGCTGTTGTCACAGTATACCATAAACTTACGTTCCCAGAGAGAACGATAAACTATGTTTCGTGGATCACCTTTATATTTTTTCGGATTGATCGGCGTGTATCGACCTTTGTATGACATTTGTTATAAATAGTTCCAATATAGAGTATAAGGATATTTAGACATGAGCAAAAGAGATGCTTTCGTAAACATCGCAAAGAACGCAGCGCAAAGTACTGCACAAAGATACGTCACTTCTGTTGCTGATGGTCTTAGGTCGGGTCTTGGTGGTTCAACTAGTAGTTCTTCATCGGGCCCTCTTCAAACTGGATACAAAAAGCAAGAGCCTGGTATTCTTCTATATCCATCTGATGTTGGCACTAACATGCACCAAGCAAGTTACATTCTTTTTGCTCGACATTCTGTAACGGGTGCAAAGGTAAAATCAACAGCACGCCCGCCACGAGCTAAAGAAATTTTTTCACCCCGTGGTGGTGATGGTGCAAGAGTATTTGATAGTGCTGCGACTCGTGCGGAACAGAAAAAGATCGACGATGAGTATAACGCAAAACAATACAATCTTACCACTGCCGGTGCGGGTAGGAATGGTGGAAGCAATTCATTCATATTGCAAAGAAAAAATATTCAAAAAACTGGAACATTTATTGGGTTGTATATGCCCCCATCAGTTAATGTTAGTTACGCTATGGATTATTCTGAAGGTGAAATTGGTATAATGGGGGAAGCTCTTTTTGATGTATTTAAAGCTTATCAAGACGGAACAACGAACATAGACAAGGCTAGAGAGACGGCCGGAAAGTTTGGCCAAGGTCTTGAAAAAATGGGCATTGGGATGATTGATACGGTTATCCCCGGCGCAAAAGATTTATACGCAATTGAGCGGGGAGCAATTATTACACCCAGAACAGAAATGATGTTCAGGGGTGTTGGCAGAAGGTCATTTTCCTTTACTTTTACATTCATTCCCAAAGACAAAAAAGAATCACAAACAGTACATGACATTGTACAACAATTTAAAATTGGAATGACTCCAAGTTTTACAAATTCTGGTAGTACAAGAGAAATGACAATTCCTGATGTATTTTCAATTAAATACATGCACATTAATAATGACAACTCATACATCAACAAGATTGGTAAATGTTTTTTAAAAACAATGGATGTTTCTTATGGTGGAGATAAATTTGTGACATATAATCCTGATCCTGACTCTGATATGACTGGTGCGCCACCTCAAAAAACAACCATCACTTTGGCTTTCCAAGAACTAGAAGTCTTGGATAGAGATAATATGGAGCGTGGTTTCTAATATGTATTTTAATCAATTTCCTCTTATTTACTATGATTCTGTCGGCAACGGAGAATCCAAGATAGTTACGCATTTGCTCAAAAGGGTAGCATTGCACAATAAAGCAAGGTCTGTGACTGCGTTATATGATACATATGATGTTAGAAATGGTGAGACACCAGAAATGATTGCACATAAGTATTATGGTGATGCAGAGTATCATTGGGTCATTCTGTTAGTCAATAATATCACAGACAGGTATCATCAGTGGCCAATGAACACTCGCCAGTTCCTGGCACATATTGCCGAAAGGTACGACGATATGAATGCAACACATCACTATGAAATTAATCAAGTATCTGGAGATATCACAAAAAAGATAGATATTGGTATTTCCAATATAGACATTAATGGAGATACTATTGCAGATGCAACACTGATTACGAATAGGGAATATGAGGAATTTAAACAGGATGAAATTAGAAAGATACGACTGCTGGACCCTGAATATCTAGAGCAATTTGTTGAGGAATTTGAAGCACTGGTTACCAATACAGAGGATTAATTAAGTGGCAAAAAAAGAACTTAGAAGTGGCGGTGAGTTTAATATTATTCAAGCTGACCTAGTATTATCTACAGGAAGAGTGGTTGGGTTAACAGCATCTATTATGGGGCTCACTATATTTGAGAATATAAACCAGCTTACCGTTGGAGGAGTAATAACAATTCAAGATGCTTTTAATCTAGCATCCCTTGGGCCCATTATCGGACAAGAATATCTCAAACTCAAGATTGCAACACCAAATTTGACGGGCGGTGACAGTGTTATTGATTATACATCAAATCCATTTATGATTACTAGTATTGATGATAGGGTCCAAATCGGCAATGGTGTTCAAGCATCAACTATGTCATTCTCTTCAAGAGAACTTGTGCTCAATCAAAGGTCTAGAGTTAGAAGAGATTTAATAGGATCATATTCAGAAATTGTTGAAAGAATGTTGAAGACCGATCTAGATAGTGGTAAATCATTATATATTGAACCCAGTGCCGATAACAAAAAAATAACTGCCCCAAATTGCAAACCTTTTGATGTGGTAGCTATCGCAACTAAAAATGCTGTATCAAGAAAATTCAATGAATCAACGTATCTTTTCTGGGAAAGTACAAAAGGATTCAACTTCAAAACTCTTGGAGATATGTATTCTAAACCGCCTGTTATGACATACGAGTACACTATGGCAGGAACAAGAACAAAAGACGGTGTTCGGGATATTATGGCAGAGTTATCTGCAATTGAAAATTACGCAATAACTGGCTCTCCTGATAGCATGTGGAATTATGTTAACGGTGTATTTTCATCTGAATTACTTGTTCACGATATCATATCTAAAAGTTACAAGAAACATACATATAAGTATAGTGATAATTTTTCGAAAGAACAACATCTTGGATCAAAAAGCCTTGCAGATAAAGACCCTGATGGGAAAGATGTATCATCCTTTCCTTCTAAACAGTTTCTTAAAAGTACAGTGGGTTTTGATCAAGATCAAAGTTTTGAGAATGAATATTATCAATATACATATGGTACAAACAAGTTGAACTTAATGCAATCACGAAATTCACAATTAGCAATGTTAGAATCTGGATTACAATTGAACATTGATGTTGTTGGTACAACTGCGGTAAGAGCTGGAGATATCGTAGAGATTAAAATTCCTAGTGTTTCTGCATACAAAACCGACAAAAACGAAACAGAAGATATGCTATATAATGGTAATTTTCTTATCAGAACTATACGTCATGATTTTGATATTATAAGTGAAAAACACACAATGTCTATGAACGTCACTAAAGACGCCATGGGCAAATTAACATAAGGAGAAGTCCATTCCAAACACCTCTATATCCCAACACAAACAGCAAAAGGAATTAAAAATGGCTAAGACCAGACAACGCATCAAGAAGATGACCTTCCAGACACAAGAGCGTACTCCAGTTCATTATAGCTCACTTTCAGAGAATGATAAATACATTATAGAAGCTGCAGGATATAGAAAACAAGGACATAATGATAATGAAGACATATCACGAACTACAGGAAGGTCTTCAAGACCCCAATATATTTAAAGCGTTCTTCCTTGCAGGTGGACCGGGCAGCGGTAAATCATACGTTGTCCGGTACTCCACTGGTGGGACAGGATTGCGTGTCGTAAACTCTGATGACGTGTTTGAGAAGTATCTCAAGGATGCTGGTCTCTCATTGAAGATGCCACCAGAGGAATGGGACGAAAATCAGAGGGAACGGGCACGGGCAAAGAAAGTCACTTCTGCTCGCCAAAAGAACTATATCGAAGGACGTATCGGTATGGTAATTGACGGCACTGGTAAGGAATACGACAAGATTCGGCAACAGAAGGCAGACCTAGAAGCACTGGGATACGACACTCATATGATATTCGTTAACACCTCAATTGAGGTTGCATTGGAGCGTAATGCTAAGCGTGAGCGCACTGTGCCAGAAGATGTTGCCATTATTAGTTGGAAACAAGTACAGGGTAATATCGGTAAGTTTAGCTCCCTGTTCAGAGGCACTATGGTCATTGTTGACAACAACAAACCAGATGATAATATTGAGGTGGAAACTTTCAAGGAAGTTAAGCGTCTACTAGGTAAAAAGGTTAGAAACACCCGTGCCAACCAGTGGATTGAGATAGAGATGAAGAAACGTGGTATTACAAGAAAACCCAAGGGTTTCTAAATTAACTGTTGACAAACCCTTTTCTATGGTGTATACTAAGGTATAAACTGAGAAAAGGAAGACAGATGACCAAGACTATTTCTCCTGAAATGAAGAGCTTCATGGAAGACCTTTGGGGTGCCGAGGGTGACTTCATTGATACGCCCCTTGGTAGGGGTCGTATTGAGAATGTCCGTACCAAAGCGGGTATCGACCTTGAAGTGATGGTTGCTATCAACGATGTGGATGGTTTCACTCTGTTCAACGGAACTGAGTTGGCAGCAGAACACGGTATTCGTTCATAATGATACTGACCCTCAAAGGGCTTACTGGCCACGGTAAGAATCGTATCAGGGAACACGGAGACAAGTGGGAAGTCCTAGAGCTCCCCCCTGGTATTCTGAATATGAATCCTAAACCCAAACTTCCCCCTATAAAATCACTGAAAACAGGTGAATGGCGTTGGTTAGATGACGTTAATTTTTCTTGGATTCCGTGTCGATTTTAGTTGACAAATCCTATTCCATATGGTAATATGGGATATAATCAGAAAGAAAGAGGTTCACATGAACACACTAAATGACATTCTTATCCAAGCACTGATCGATTCTAAAGCAATGGGGGCTAAGGCTGCAGAAATGACCGCCGTGTTGTCTCCTATGACAGACTTCGAGCGTTCTGTGATGGAAGATGTTTTTGACTTCGGAGAAAAAGCCTTTGGTCTTAATAAGTATGAACTTATTGCTGATGGCGTTCTTGAACCCATTACTCGCAAGTTTTGGGCTTCGAAGTTAGACTGAGAAATAATGGTTCCTTAGCTCAGTCGGATAGAGCAACAGCCTTCTAAGCTGTGGGTCATAGGTTCGAATCCTATAGGGACCGCCAAAAATAAATGCATTTTCTTCTTGACAAAGTTCTCTGACTATGTTAATATTAGATATAATCAGAGAGAAAGAGGTTGTTATGGAACTGACACTAGGTACGAAGATCATCGGGAACTTTGGTGGTTACGAGCCCCTGTGGGAAGGTGAGGTTGTTGAGATGACTTTCAATGCCAACCTTGCTAACAAAGAAGTCAAGGTTCGGTGGGACAACGGCTCTACTACTTGGGTGGTTGGGAATGAGGTAGACGCCAATAAAGGAATTGGTTACTTCACAGAGGATGGGTTTTATGGATAAGATTGACGCACTAACGAATACCCTGTTGGGTAAGACAACTGAGAAGGTTGCTGTAATACACGCAGCCTTTGAGGATGATCCCACTACGGTTGCATTCATTGAGATGGATGCGGCTCTTCCCCTACGGAAGAAGTTGGAGATCGCATTTGTCAAGACCAACACGATTTCTGAGGCATGGTGGCGCAATGAGGGTGTCACATATATCGGCACCGCTCCCACATGTCGCAGCACAAGTGTTGGTGATATGGTACTTGTCGGCAAAGATAAGTATGTATGTGAGGTGCTGGGTTGGAAGACCCTTGAAGGAGAAATTGTGAAATGATAAAGGCAATATTAATTATTGCATCATTAAATGGTGGTGGAGATTATGTGGCAAAAATGCCTGACATGCAGACTTGTTTGGATGTCAGGATGCTCATAACGGAGCAGAACTCCACATTAAAAACCTTGTGTATTCCCAGAGAAGACGATACTGTTAATTTAAAGACGCTCTTTAATGAGTTTACCAGCATGGTTAGAGAAATGAAGGAGATAGAAACTGATCATGAAGATATTAACAAATGATGAATATATCAAAGATGATCCAATAAGGCCCTCATTATCGTTTGAGTGGCGTAAGAGTGTGGGCGAGATGTATTATATTGGCGAAGAGGACAATCCAAGTGCTATAGTGTGTGTTGCAATGACGACACATATTCCTGAAGACACAAGAGACATTGCGTTGTCTAAACGAGGATCATTTGCTATACCTTACACTGTATGGAGTTATAAACCCAGAGCAGGTAGACGAATAATTATGGACTTGAGAGATTTGGCTATTCATAGTGGTTGGGAACGTCTTGTAACTATGTCACCAAAGACAGATATGGCGCACAAATTTCATATACAAAATGGTGCATTTTTGATTAAACAGAATGAAACAACTCGGAATTACGAATACGCTCTAGATTAAGGCATTAGATTTCTTAAAAACTATGAAATATGAATTGACAAATTATAATCCGTATGATATACTGTGTATATAATGAAAAAATCGTAGGATAATAAACTCATATGATTAATATAACCAAATACTATAAATTTGACACAAGCACACGTGAATCTGTATTGACTATTCCACCAGAGGATATGTCAGTCATTCTGGAAGAAAATGGCTGGAATGAGAATACACTATTAGATATAGTGCAAAGACAGAATAGTTTCTATCTCAAAAAGAAAGAATGATATATGCAAACAATTGAGAGAACGACTCTATCAGAGCTGGTAGGCAATGAACAGTATGCGAGAAAAGTGCTTCCCTTTATACGAGGGGAGTACTTTGGTGATCGCACTGAGCGTATTGTATTTGAAGAGATACAGAAGTTTGTAGAGAAGTACAATGCCCTTCCTACTAAGTCAACGCTTGAGATAGAGATTGACACTCGGCGAGACTTGAATGAAACTGACATCAAGCGTGTATTAACTGTGGTTAAAGAGCTGGAGAATGACAAAGACGTGAACTTTGATTGGTTAGTAGAAACCACAGAGAAGTTCTGCAAAGATAAGGCGGTATATAATGCGATTGTTGAAGGTATATCGATCATTGATGGTAAGGATAAAGAACGAGGCCCGGATGCTATACCAAGCATTCTTACAGATGCCTTGGCTGTGGGGTTTGATAATAGTGTGGGGCATGATTATCTGCTGGATGCAGATGCTCGATTTGAATACTACCATACAGTAGAGGAGAAGATTCCTTTTGATCTGGAATTCTTCAATCGTATCACCAAGGGTGGACTGCCACCCAAGTCATTGAACATTGCTCTTGCAGGCACTGGTGTTGGTAAGTCCCTGTTCATGTGTCACATGGCTGCCAATTGTATGAATCAGGGTAAGAACGTCCTTTATATCACTCTAGAGATGGCTGAGGAACGCATTGCTGAACGCATTGATGCAAACCTCATGAATGTAACTATGGAAGATTTGCACAATCTACCCAAGACGATGTATGACAGCAAGATCGAAAAGATCATTCGAGAGACAAACGGACAGTTGGTCATCAAGGAATATCCCACTGCATCCGCACATGCCGCACATTTTCGAGGGTTGCTCAAGGAACTGGCAATCAAGAAGAGTTTCAAGCCAGATATAATCTTCATCGATTATCTGAATATCTGTGCATCATCACGATTCAAGGGAGCAGCCAATGTCAATTCGTACATGTATATTAAGTCGATTGCAGAAGAACTTAGAGGACTCGCAGTTGAAACTAACGTCCCAATTATGTCTGCAACACAAACGACTAGATCGGGGTTTAGTAATTCCGATGTGGGTCTCGAAGATACCAGTGAGAGTTTCGGTTTGCCAGCTACGGCTGATCTCATGTTTGCACTCATTACTAACGAGGAACTTGATGCGGTAAATCAAATCGCAGTCAAACAGCTGAAGAATCGATATAACGATGTTAATGTTAACAAACGATTTGTCATTGGTATTGACCGTGCAAGAATGCGATTGATGAACTTAGATGAAAATGAACAGAAAGGTCTATCCGATTCGCACCAAACAGAAGAGGTAGATGATTTTGATGAGCCCACGTTTGACAAGACAAGGTTCGGAGAAGGATGGCAAGTATGAAGGTCATTGACGACTATCTGCCAGAGGATGAGGTGAACGCACTCAATGCACTGCATATAGAGTATGCAAAGGTACACTGGATAGGTTGGGAGTACAAGACAACCACAAATCCACTGATTGATCTGGTTATGTCAACCAAACCCACACTGAGTAAACGAGCGCATGGTGCCACCGCATGGTACAATGTACGGCCTATAGACCCTGTGTGGCATAGTGATATTCTATCCTACAACGATAAATATCCCACAAACCACCTACCAGAGTACACATATCTGTACTATATGAGGGAACCAGACAGCGGTGGACATCTGGAAATAGGGAATGAAAGCTGGTCAATCAACAAGACTTTTGAACCAAAAACCAATCGATTGCTATACTTTGATTCATGTCTGATGCACAGAGTACAGCCATATGAGGGTAATAGAGTGTCCGTAGCGTGGGTATGGTGGCCACTACCACCTGATCGATATGATTCGGCAGTGCTGACAAACACATCATATCATGTATTGGAAAGGGTATGGAAATGAGTAGAATCGAACCAAACACATATGCATTTATTGTAAAGGAAGGCTATGATCATCCGGCGGTGGTAATGCTAGAGGGTGAATATAAGAATGTGGCATGGGGATATACGTCTGTGAGTATTCCAACAATGAATGATTCAGAAGACAGTGCAAAACTGCAATGGGAATTTGAAATCATTGACAGTGCAGGAAGAGAATGGAATGAGTTTAAAAACCAAACATTCGTAGACCTCATGGGCGATATTCTGTCTGACCAGATTGATGAACAACTAGAAGCAGGCACTCTGAAGTTTGGTAATGGAGATGGTTAATGAATATAACAGTCTCAAGGAGATAGAGCGTGATCTTAACGCCTGGTTTCAATATAAAGATTATCTCGTACAAAATCAAAGACAATTCAGTACTAAGTATTGGGAATGGGCCATAGCGGAGAGTGACAGAAAGATTCGGTATCTTCATACAGCTCGTGATCAACGAATAAATGCAGGTCAACTATAAATAATAACTTCAAAGGAGTAAACATAATGCCCAAAGCAAAATACTCTCCATGTATTAAAGTATGTACGCATGACGATGAAGGATACTGTCTTGGATGCTTACGCACAGTAGATGAAGTTCGTGGTTGGCGTAATAGAACAGAAGAAGAGCAACTCGCCGGCATAGAGATGCTAAGAGAAAGAAAAGAAATACGATGGATTGCTTTTGACAATGGATGCTAGGAAATATCGTGTTATTACCATGCTTCGTTCCGGTATCAAAGACAATCAAGGCACGGCAGTTGCTGCTGCTTTGAGAACTCTTGGATTCCCGGAAGTGATTGATTGCCGCATTGGTAAAATGTATGAGATTGATTATGAAGGCGATGATATAGAAAAAATTGCTAAGAATATTAGTAATGAAGTGATGGAAGACTACACAATAGAAGAAATTCAATAGATGTTAAAAGGATGTAGTAATGGGTAAGAGAAGTTCTTTTGAGAGAGTAGAGAGAGACTTCTATCCTACTCCTTGGCGTGCCGTAGAACCTCTTGTTTCACATTTACCAAAGAAGTTTGCTTTTGCAGAACCTTGTGGTGGTGATGGTGCATTAGTAAATCACATTGAAACTTTAATTGATGGTGCTTGGTGTTCTTGGGTTTCAGATATTGAACCACAGAAAAAAGGTATTCATACTAAACACTTTAGAGATTTGAGTGAACATGAGTTTTTAGAAGCTGATTATATTATTACAAATCCACCTTGGGATAGAAAACTTCTACATCCTATGATTGAATACTTTACTGCATTTAGACCAACATGGTTACTATTTGATGCTGACTGGATGCACACTAAACAATCCGCTTCCTTTATGCATAGATTACACAAGATTGTAAGTATAGGAAGAGTTAAGTGGATTGAGAATAGTAAGTCAACAGGCAAAGACAATTGTTGCTGGTATCTGTTTGACGCAAAGTATGATGGAGAGACAAAGTTTTATGGAAGA